TGACAAGCGGCTGGCTGGATGTGATTGGGTTGTAACAAAAGCATTAGAGGCTGGCGGGGCTGTGCCGTCTGCTTGGGTAACTTATCGCACCGCCCTGCGCGACATCACTGCCCATGCAAACTGGCCTAATTTGCAAAGCGGTGACATAGATGGCGGTGGTGGGAGTGATTGGCCCACGGAGCCTAGCTGATGGACAAAAGAACTGTAGCCTCTGCACACAGCAGAATTGATGATTTAAACATCACCTTTGCATCTCTTCGCACGGAAGTGACCATACAACACAAAGAACTGTTTACGAGAGTAAAGCGTTTAGAGGCGATTATGATCGGTGCCAGTGCGGCAATTATCTTGATGCTTATCACTGTGCTAACAAAAATGGGGTAAGAGGATGACTATGGAAAAGTTTCTGGCATGGAAAATTATGCCTCGGTTCATGATGTTGGTGATGACGGTCATGTACATTCGTGTGATTGAGTGGTTCATGTCTCTCCCACAGGATGTTGTTAGCACTCAGGCCACCGCATTGACTGCCACTGTTACGGGTGCTATGACAGGTGCATTCGCTGTGTGGTTAGGATCAGAGAAATGATGGCTCTACTGGGAAGTCTGCTTGGCTTCGGATCATCGTTTCTGCCGTCTGTGCTGGATTACTTCAAGGCAAACCAGCAACAAAAACACCGCATTGAAATGATGCAAATAGAAACAGATCTTGCTCAAAGACGCAGCGAAATGAAATTGGTTGAGCTAGATAAGAAGGCAGACATCGAAGAAACAAAAGGGTTGTATGCACATGACCGATCTATTGACGCTGGAGGCTTTGTCAACGCTCTTCGGGGTTCTGTGCGTCCTGTCATTACTTATGCCTTTTTCGGACTGTTCGTAGCTACGAAGGTGGTCATCATGGTTAAGGTGGGACAATCTGGGGGCGACTGGACAGAGGCTGTTGAGTTGATGTGGGATCCTGAGACCGCAGGACTGATGTCTGCGGTGTTGGCATTCTGGTTCGGAAACAGAGCAATTTCTAAATATGCGAGGACCAGTTGATGGGATATAAATTAGGCAAAGGAAGTCTTTCTAAGTTAGAAGGTGTCAACGAAAATCTGGTAACTGTCGTGAAGTACGCCATCGGCGTCACCAAACAAGACTTTTCAGTGATTTGCGGGTTGAGGACGATAGAAGAGCAAAAAGCTCTTGTCGCCAAAGGTGCCAGCCAAACAATGAAAAGCAAGCACATCCACGGCAATGCCGTTGACTTGATGGCTTACGTTGATGGTGGTCGTTGGGAGCTTAACCTTTACGACGAGATTGCTGATGCCATGAAAGAAGCTGCTGCAGCCTCTGGGGTAAAGATTAAGTGGGGCGCAGCTTGGACAGTCGACTCTCTCGGGGATTGGGAGGGCACTGCGGAGAATGCGATGAACAGCTACATTGACATTCGCAGGTCACAAGGTCGTAGGCCATTTATAGATGCACCTCATTTTGAGCTAGCTTTTTAATATGACTTTTTCTCTGATAAAATATAACTCAGGGATTGTCAAGGACACCACAGAATATTCTGCTGGTAAGAATGGGCCATTTTACGTTGACAGTGATCTTGTCCGCTTTGTCAATGGTTACCCAGAGAAAATGGGTGGCTGGGAAAAAGATGCGTTTTATGCATTAGATCCTTCTGGAGAAGCAACGTCTACTGAAGCTACATTGACTGGCATTGGTCGGAAAATGGTTTTCTGGAGAGGTGTGGATGGTTTTGATAGAATAGCTGTCGGGACGCACAACCATCTTTACATAATTCAAAACAATGCAATCTATGACATAACACCACTGCGGAAAACCACGAGCAACCTCTCTAATCCTTTGGTCGTGACCAATGGCAGCACAACTATCACCGTAACCGATAATTCGCATGGAGCTTCAGACGGTGATTTTGTTGTAATAAACTCTGCCACCGCAACAGGAGGGATCCCCGCAGACACGATCAACAGGATGTCTGGCTATCAAATAACTTTCATTGACTCTAATTCTTATTCGATACAATCCCCATCAGCAGCAACAAGCGGAGCCACAGGTGGTGGAACGACAATAGACATAAAATACCTGATCGGCTCTAGTGATGGGTTGGGCTCACAAAGCGCCAATCCTGCTCTGGGTTGGGGTGTTGGTGGATGGGGTGAGTCAACGTGGAACACGGCAAGATCTTTGTCTCTATCTCAAGTAAACTTAGAAAGTTCTGCTTGGAGCTTAAATCTTTGGGGAGAAGACCTCCTTGCAACGGTTAGGGGGAGTGATGTTTTCTATTGGGACACATCTTCCAATGTGACGAGCAGGGCAGTTTCGGTGTCATCAATAGCCGGAGCAGCTTCTGTCCCAGAAAAAATAAGAGTCTCTGTCGTTAGTTTTCCAGACAGACACTTTATAGCTGGTGGGGCCAGTGTTTATGTTGCAGCTGATGGAAGCTCTGGTGACTTGGATACGATGTTGGTTCGCTGGTCAACTCAAGAAGACTTTACGAAGTTTGCACCAACAGCAATCAACACAGCCGGAGATCAACGGTTGGAAGTTGGCACAAAAATAATCACAATGGTCAACACCCGAGAAGAAACTATAATAAGCACCGACGAGGCTATCTATGGCATGACGTTCGTTGGTGCACCATTTATATTCTCTTTCCGGTTGCTGGCCACTGGAGTTGGTGCCAATGGCATAAACTCAATGATCGCTATTGATGGAAATGTATATTGGATGAGCAACAGATCTTTTTACGTTTATGATGGTGTTGTCAAAGAGATTCCTTGTTCCGTAAAACATTTTGTTTTCGACAGAATGCAAGGTCGTTATTTCGACAAGACCGCAGTCGGTCACAATGTTGAATTCAACGAGGTCACTTGGTTCTATGTTTCTGACCAGAACACAGATGCTGATGATCCTGAGCCAGACAGTTATGTTTCTTATAACTATGCTGAAAATGCTTGGTCAATTGGATCTATGGACAGGACGGTTTGGAATGATGCGTTTGGCTCTCGAGAAAAGCCATTCGCATTTGATGCAGGTGGTCATTTGTATAATCAAGAGACAGGAACAAGCGCAGATGGCGCAGCGATGAATTGCTTCATTGAAGGTGCGCCAAGAGAAATGACGACGGAAGGCAACAACCTTTATATGGTTGACAGGATAATCCCAGATATTACAATGGGAGCCAACAGCACAGTTTCAGTTTTCATGAATACTCGCAAGTTCCCGAATGCTTCCGAAACTTCCAAAGGCCCATTCAACATCACCTCTACAACCGAAAAGATCAGCACCAGAGTCAAAGGCAGACAGATATCTTTTAAGTTCCAAAGCACAGGAGCCCAAGACGAATGGCAGCTTGGAGACTTTAGAATTGACTTGAGACAGGATGGCCCGAGATGACACAGCCAGCAGCCCCACTAGCAGTCTTAAGGTTGCCAACTCCCCCAGATGAGTATCACCGGAGTTATATGGCACGATTGACCAATACAATCGAGTTAGAAAAACAGGCAACTTATTTTGCCAACTCTGCAGGTCTTAATTCAGCCACAGAGCAAGTTGAAGCTACAGCGTGGTTCATTGGGTAATGGCTAACAACTATAAAAACGCGAAAGTTGATTTGACGGGAACAGGAGTTGCTGTCCTTTATACAACTCCCAGCGCGACCACCACGTTGATCAAGTCATTGCTTGTTTCTGAAGACAGCGGCAATGCTGACACAATCACCGTCACAATAACAGATGCAGCAGCCTCCCCTGCGACTTTCTCTTTATTTAAAGTCAAGGCTGTGGGCGCGAATACAACTGTTGAGCTTTTGACGCAGCCTTTGGTCGTGCAAGAAGATGAGATAATCAAGGTCACCGCAGCCACAGGAAACAGGTTGCACGTTGTGGCGTCATTGCTGGAGATAAGTTAATGATTTACTACTCACGCAATATAAACTAAAATTAGTCAAAGGAATCTTTCATGGCTACAGCAGGTGCATTAACAGGACTGACAGGCGAGACAACTGAAGAGGAGTCTGTGCCTGTTGAATACGGTGTTTTTCAGAACACCGCAGTCCAGAATCCAGACTCTGATTTAATGAATTATGGCACCGCAGCTGTTCCAACTCTGACTTGGGTGACTCAGATCCAAACAGGTGAGCGGA